TACCACTCTTGGATTTTTTCCTTGAGTTTGTATGATGTAGAATCCTGTTCACACTTTTCCTCAAGATACTTGACTGCATCCACTGGATTATCGAAACACTTAGTGCCAGGGCCACCACCTATGTAGGGGGAGGCGTGCCATAATAATTTATCCATTTACAGTCCTCACTTCTGTAGTTCCATTTTCGGTAACTCGAATTAGTACATCACCCTGATCAATTTTATCAAACAATGTTTCCAAAATTGTCGAGGTATCAACATCACCATTATCGTTCGCAGTTTTCCAATCTGCTTGCATCACTGCAATATCTTCAAACTTAACTTCATTAACCATATGATTCCACTTACCCATTATTATATCCTCTATAAAACTCATCAGATTGGCCGTGTATCTTCTGACCATTCTTAACAGTATAAAGACTATTCGCGTGACGAACTAGTTTACGTTCGCCCATCTGAATGCCTTTTTTAAGACCAACAGTAACAGTCATGGAATACATTTCTACATGGTTCCAACCTGACTGAAACAACTCATCGAAATACGCATTCGCTTCATTAACGTCGTCGTAATTTTTACGAAGTGTTGATGACGCGGTGTCACCTTGTGAATTGCGAACTTGTATGTTATAAAAAGTTTTCATTATTTTGCTCCTTTACTAGCAAACAGGGGTTGCATTTTGTTGAATACAACGTTAAAGGCGTTAACCTCATGCTGCCAATCGTCGAAGAATTCATCATCGTCCTCTTGACCATCCCAATTCTCGAATTTACAATGTTCTTCCCAACGCTTATTCATGTATTCAAGACCATTTAAAAGAGTGTTATTTCCAGTAAGACGTTTGATGATTTTTTCGGCTTCTTCAAAAGTCATTTCTAACTGAGCAAATTTAGGGATACGAAACATAGTGATTCCTTTTCTTTCTGATTACTCTTATACTATACGATATAACCAAGGGGTTTGCAAGGATTATTTTGTATTGAAAACAATTTAATTACAAAGTGTGACATTTAGAACGCACCTGTATACTCACGAAAGTACCAATCTGGGCGTTCACGTTTAGACCATATCAGACTGAAGTTATCTGCCTTTGTACCGTAGTAACGACGGTATGACGTAACAGGATCATCGTGATCGATGAACTGTGGAAACGCAGACATTGCAAGTGCAAATGGTGTACGATCTTTGATAGGTATATTGGCTGGTGGATACAACAATATGTCACGGAACTTAGTGTCAGATAAATGCGTTTTACCGTAACGATAAGTATACTCATCACACAGTCCAATGAAGTGATCATATAACCACTGATAATTGGCAACTGATGCCATGACCCATTTGGTACATGGATGACCTTTGTGTGCGATCTTGTATAAAGATTCGTTTATAACGTTATCACCGTCTAGTATCCGATGTGCGGTGCATAACATCTGTGCAGACTCTAGTACCATCTTTACGACGTGTTTGTCGCATTGGTATTGTGCAGCCTGTACAGGATCTTCGTGTAGTATAAAAATATTCATATTGATTCCCTCTGCAAACTAATGATAACTTATTATACACTGATTCGCAGAGGGTGTCAAGTGTTACCGATACTTGTACCAGTTCCACATTTCTTCTTTTATCTCCTCTATGTGATCCTCTAGGTATTCCTCTTCTATCTTAGCGGCCATGCACTTTTTGTTCTTACCACTTTTAGTGCATTTTCTTGCATGATCTCTCCAAAAATTAGATTTAGTTTTCATGCGTTGTAATTGTGTAGTCGGTCTTGCCATTAAGTCTCCATTAAAGAAAAAACCGCCGTGTGAAAAAATCACAGGCGGTTCTAAGGTTGCTACTATTTGATTCTCATTATAAATCGGGGAATGCCTCCTTAACTAATTTATATGTTAATCCCTTTACTGGAGATTTCTTGTTGATCATACTGATCACCAATTCTGCATCTTTTGGATGCACTGCTTCAAGAACTCCGATGAAAATTTGTTCTCTTTTTATTTGTGAAATATTGATATTGTTATTTTTCACAAAATATCTAAACTTTGTATTTTCCCTTAGTATGGATGCCATAGGTTCTGAATGACTGGACGGTTGATAGGGTGGCGCACCTTCTGGTAGATGCCACTTCACTTTAGGATCTAGTGATCCCTTTAGTATATCTTTTAATGCCCATGACTCGTTAGATCGCAATACTGCAATCTTTTCCGCCTTTGTCTTCGCCTTAGTAAAATCTTCCATTACTAAGTGTGGTAACTTTGCCATAATCTCTCCTATCTAGTATATAGTCAAAAGAACTCTTCTACGACTTCTATTAACCTTCGACACCTTTTCTGTACCAAGTAAGGAAATACCTTACCCTTATTGGCCCAAGGGTCTTGCTTGTTGAATTGTTCTTTAATATCTATAACCAATTTTTCTGGACATTTTGTAAGATCGATCATGCGTTCATTGCGTTGGAAGTTACGTACAACCGCTTCTCCCATTGCATTTATATCCTCAGAAAGCGTTACCTTCTTCTTAGCACTCAATACACCCTGTCTACGACCTTCTACAAAGACCTTATCGTCGGATAGAACGTTAGGTACACCATCACTGGTATCACCTTTCAATATATGTTCCAACAGGAATCCTCTTGGATCTTCCTCTTTGATGAACTTCTTTGTCATGGGGGAATACTGTTCTACATTAGAATACTTCTGTAGTTGTGCAAAGTCCTTGTCGGCAGATACAATCATTATATCCTCATATGCACCGAATTCCTGTGTACCAATAACGATCTGTGCAATACAGTCATCAGCCTCAGTACCCCAGACTTTCATGGTGCGGTATGGGAAGTTTTCAGTAATCTCATCGAATACCATATTGGTGACGCGAAACAATTCATCCCAATCTACACTGGATTTATCACGTGTAGTTTCTCTACTCGCCTTGTATTCTGGAAATACTTCACGTCGCCAGTTACCACCAGCGTCAGTCACAACGACAACCTCACCGTAATCTTTGAACTTTTGTTTGTACATCCTGATCGTATTCAAGATCATATGACGAATCATATCTTCATTTGTACCCAAACGTTGGGCCATGATGTTACTGATTGCAACACCGTTATAGTCAATTAATATCATAATAAACTCCTATCTGGTTTAGATTATACCAGATGATTCGTTTGATGTCAAGTATTACTTTCCGACGTGAACATGTTCTCCATGTTCAGTCACGATTACTACACCTTCAGAGATCAATCTTTCTCGGTTTGCCATGTGTTGTGCCTCTAGTTCCTCTTTAGATCCACCGTAGTAGTCCACTGCGTGGCCTTCTTCGATTAGAACCTGAGTAACCAGTCTACCGTCTGCAACCATGAAATCACCTAGAACTCGACCAAACTTACCACGTTCGTCTTCTCCGTGACGGTCATCTGTAGTAACAAGTGTGCAATCTTCTTCTAGTAATTCTTGTAGTCTATACTTTGCGGCCAGACCAAACTGTTTCTCAACTAGGTCTCTGGTACGTGATTCTGGGGTGTCTATTCCCATGATCCGTACTCGTTCGTTCTTTAACCAGATACCGAATCCTAGATCGATATCTACGTCAACTGTGTCTCCATCGACAACTTTGACTAGATCTGCGTTATATTCTGTAGGCATTTTTATACTCCGAAACTCTCTCCGCAACCACATTGTGCAGTTGCATTTGGGTTAATTACTTTTAGATATGATCCACCTAATTCTTCTACATAATCAACCGTACAACCAAACACAAACATTTCTGCCATTGGATCTAACCAGAGGTTTTCTATTGTGGGGTCTTTGTCTGTGACACCCCATTCGTATTGAAACCCACTGCACCCACCACCCTTAACTGCGAGAGATACGTTTGGTTTTCCTACTGTCTTCAAATATTTTTTTGCGTTATCAGTTATTGAAATCATTTAGTCCTGCCACATGTTTACTGTGAATCTTACATCCGATGAATTCATTATAATACTCATCATTTAGTAGTACGTTCCTATCAAACTGTTCTTTAGCCTCTAGGTAACTCATCTCACCCTTAGTCTTACACAAATGGATAATCTCCCTGTGGAAATTATCTTCTCCATGTTCTACCAGTAATTGTTTTACTAACTCACTTGAACCATAATACTTCATCCAGTCAGATTCTTTGCGTACCACTCTTTTGCGTGTTTTGCCTTTGAGTGGCGGTTTCCGCGTAACCGACCAGAACTTCTTCTTCCCGACATACTTCTTACCGTTCCGTTTGTCTGTTATAACGTAAACGAAACCCTCAATATCATCTGGTGCGTCTGTAAATTCAATATCATTCATATACCACATAATAGTATATAGTGGCTTAGAACCAATCACTAGGTGTACTATTTATCAGTTCTTCTGGTTTTAATCCATCTTCAAACATAAAAGATGCAATGACTCTATCTCTATTTTTGTTACCTATCCAAGAATGGGGTACTTTTGTATTGATTATAATAGGAGTTGTCATGGGTACAAATTCAAATAACGCTGGATTGAAATTGTATTGAGTACTTGTTTTACCGTCAAGTTCTTTTTCTGTTGGTTTGCCGTACGGCTGCAAGTCTTCAGTCTTACCGCATATAAAGTCACCTGATCGCATCATTAGATGTTTCCATCCTGTACCAGTGTCTACCTCAATAGGAATGTTTAGTGTGGTATGTCTAGATTTGTCCGTATGAACTTTTGCGACATGTTCGCTGGGATCAGATATCGCGAACACAATACCCTGTATTCGACAATCAAAATACCATTCAAATTCTACATTAAGTGATCTACATACTATCATTTTTAGTGATGGTTCTACACAAGGAATGTCATCATACTCAGATGTTTTGAGTTGATTCCATTCCTTTTTTAGTAGATCTGTCAACGACTTTGGAAAGTTGTTTAGTCTCTTATATCTCATCTTCGTCTTCAACTATCAGAGCGTTAGTCTCGTATCCGCAGATCGGACAAAACTCTGGTTCTTCTTCAGATATGACGTGACACTCTGCCTCACAATGTTGACAGGATGTTTCCCAAGTTATCAAAAGTCAATCTCACATGCGCCACCAGCACAAGCAATTGCACCCATAGTATCCACATCTGTATATTTCTTTTCTGTCAAATCTGACTCCCATTCTATGTTTACAAAGTTTTTGTTTATCTTCTCCCACTTATGTAGTAGATGTGAATCCTTCAAACAATACTCTGCCTTCTTTACATCACCATTGAGATAATTATCTGCAAAATTATTAAAACGGCGAATCCAATCACGCTTAATACTATTAGTCGAGTTATCCAACGTGAGATCATCACCGTACCCCTGAGCAGTGCTGCAAGCAGTCCAAAGATTATCAAAAGCGCTAAGAGCGTCAACCACAAGCCCACTAGCGAATATAGCACTAGTTCCATAATTTTTTACCATTTCTTTTGCCGTAATTACACTGGTGTTAGGTGCCTGATTAAAGTCCTTATCACCCATCATTGAAAGAAACGAAATTCCAGCAAATGAATGTCGGTTCTTAAATACATACTCTTCTACTTCTTGCCAGTCGTCAACAAGAATAGTATTCGACACGTTATGTCGTACTCCTTTGTCTGCACATAGTTCCTCGTTTGTACCAGCGTTCACCCAATACTCTTGAACCAGTTTTACCTTTTCAAGATGGTCAACACCTACAAGATCCTCTTTTACATAAGAACCTTTCTTTGGTACAATCGGGAAAGACACAACCACGTCTGATCCTGTCGCACTCCACACACTGTCTTCGACCATGTATGGGTTTGCACGTTGTATTGCCTGAGTCACCTCAGAATCTTTTGTCATCTGGACGTTCCGTATATACATGTTTGAATGTTCTGCATGTATGCCAGATGCGGTTTGTAACAGAACGGATGCGTTCCCAGATGGTTTAACACAAGTAGTACGAGCGGCAGGATTAATGCCAAGTAATGCGGCAACTTCACGATTGACCTCCTTTACTATTTTCGCACCCTTTTGTAGAATCTTTTTATCAAACAACACTTCTGGATTATTCATCCACCCTGTTATAGAACACCCGATAAGTGCTTCTCTGGAAAAGATATCCTTTGATACTTTGTCTAGAAATTTAAAATCTGTGTATCCTGCCTGTAGTGTTCCCAGAATAGATGCGGCACGACATGCCTTATAGAAGTCTTCGGGTGTGTGACACATACCACCATTGATCTCGGTAAGGTTACAACCTTGCCAACCTGACTTACCTTTTATCTGTGGAAACATTCCAATCTCAACACATGGGTTGGTAGTATGTTCTGTGCTTTCAACGAAAACAAAACCAGGTTCGCCAAATTCTTTTACTGATTCCATGATGTGACTGAACTGTTCTTTTGTCGTACTATCACGCACAATGACTGCACTGTTGTTTGATCTACCGCGTTGTGGATT